TACGTCACGGCTGGCAGCTACAACACCACAACCGGCGCAATCACGGAAAGCGAAAGCGACACGACTGTGCCGGGCATCCTTGAGGATGTGAACCTGCGCGAGGTGAACGAGCTGGTGCAGGCTGGTGACAAGCGTTTAACGGTCGCAGCTGATGACCTTGCCACCGCGCCTGAGACTAAGGATCGCGTCGTTATCAGCAGCGTTGTTCACCAAATCATCCGTGTGGAGACAACGGAACAGGACAACAGCGCGATCATTTATGAGCTGATCCTGAGGGCGTAACCGTGAAGATTGACTTTGACGACTTTGTGGAGGAAGTGGCTGAGGCTGTCGTCAAAGAGGCCACGATAGACCTGCATTCAAAGCTGAAGCTGTACGAGGCAGCATCACGGGGCGGCCTTGGCACACCTGTTGATACGGGAGTGTTGATTGGCAGGTGGCAAATGACAATGGACAACCCAAGGCAAGGTCGCGTGTTCAATAACTTGGATTATGCAGAGCCAGTCATCACGGGCGAAAACCTGCCGCGCTCTTGGGGTGGGGAGTACAGGACACGGCAGGGCACGCAAGTGAACTACCACGAATCAATCTTGGAGGAAGTCGCCGACAAAGACTTGCCTAAAATTGTTCGTAGGGTCGAACGGAGGCTTGGTTGATGGCCGCTGCTGATCTGAACGCAATCCGCGCAACGGTAGAAGGCAGGCTTGCCACAGAGCTTGCAGGCAGCCCCGCTTTGCCTGTGGTGTTCAACAACATGGCTTACGAGCCAACGCCTAACAGCTCTTGGGTGCAATGCCTGACGGCATTCGGTGCCAATGAATACTTGGGCCATGGCCTGACAACTAGCGGTTACAACCGAATCGTCGGCTTGACCCTGATCAACATTTTCACTCCCAAAGGAGCAGGCCCTGGAGCCAACCTTGTCATTGGTAAACGTATTCGAGATTTGTATAATCGGGTAATCGTGTCGGGGGTTTTCTTCGACGCTCCAAACGGCCCAGAGGCTACGGGTTCACCCAGTCCCGAGGGTTATTTCCAAACACAGGTCCGTGTGGCCTTTGAATTCATCGAGGAACTCTGACCATGGCTACCATCCGAGGCGAACAGGGAACTGTTCAATTTGATGCAGCAGGCACCACTAACGCCACGATTGTTGGCACTCGCAGCTGGAGTCTGTCGATCACAAAAGAAACGCTCGACACCAGCGTTCACGGCGACACTTTCCGCAGCTTTGTTGGCAGCATGGTGTCTGGCTCCGGTACTGTTGAGCTTGTTTACGATCCAGACGCAACTGGTCAAGCTGGATTCCTTGAAGACGTTGTGACCACTGCAGACCCTGCAGATGCAACCTTTGAGCTGTTCACCACTGGCACCACCACCGGCACTGACTCTGTGAGCTTTGCTGGCATCATCACCGACATGGAAATCACTTCCACGGTTGGTGAGCTTGTGATTGTCAGCTGCAACTTCATCACTTCTGGAACCATTACTTCCAATTTGGAGTGATAGAGGTATAGTTTGAGTGACAAATGTGTCGCTTAAATGCCTGCTTCAAATCGCACCGTAGATCTGCTGGTTGGGGCTTTTGACCTCAACCAGCGCCGCAAGTTTGAACTGAAGAACGCAGACGGCAAAAAGATTGTCGATCTGTATTTCAAGCCGATTACTCGCGCTGACCGCAAAAAAGCGCAAAGCCTTGCCGGAACTGAGCAAGCTTTAGACATTAGCACACAAATGTTGTGCCAAATTGCAGAGCTTGAAGATGGCTCTAAAGCGTTCACTGCAGCAGATGCCCCAAAGCTTCAAAGACAACTCCCTGAATCCGTGCTGAATGATCTTGAACTGTTTCTGTTCGGCGTAGCAGACGACAGCATAAGCATTGATGAGGCAAAAAACGACTAAAGCAGGACAGGTGGACTTATTTTGAGTTCTTCCTGGCCTGCGAATTAGGCATGACAGTCAGCAAACTTAGAACAGAATTAACTGACGAAGAGCTGCTGCACTTTGCTGCTTTTTATTCGCTAAAAAACGAAGAAGAAGAAAAAGCAATGGAGCGCGCAAAGCTTAGACGGCGGTAAGATTGTTTTATCGCCGGGTGGCTTGTGGCTGAATCAGTCCTCAGGTTTAAGGTTGAAACCTTAGACGCCAACGCAAAGATCGCGCACCTGACCAAAAAGGTGCGAGGGCTTGAGGTCGCTGTTAAAAATGCTGGCGGAACGACGCGTGCAGCAGGTACTGGGTTTAAGGCTTTTGCAAGCGGATCACAGGCGGCTGCGGTTGGAGCGCGAGGCTTAGGTGCTGCATTAAGTGCAGCTCTCGGCCCTCTTACCGCTGTCGTTGCAGCTGCTGCCAGCTTAGGCCAAGTTTTTGGAGTTCTTAGGCAGCAGGATTTTGCTGAGGCTAAAGTTCGATCACTCGGCGTTAACAGTGAAGAATTAACAGGGCGGCTGAAAGATGTGAGCCGGGAATTGTCAGGTCAGGCTAGTGTCGTCGATCTGACCAGTGCCGCCTATGACGTTGCGTCAGCAGGCTTTACAAATGCAGCAGACGCCGCAAAAATCTTAAAGGCTGCGAGTCAAGGCGCAACAGGTGGATTCAGCGACATCAATACAGTTGGAGATGCCACAACCTCTGTTCTTAATGCTTTTGGGCTAGAAGCTGACAAGGCTTCCAAGCTGGTTGATGGGTTTATTCAAACTCAAAACGACGGCAAGATTGTTATCGGCGAATATGCCGCAAACATCGCCAAAGTTGCCCCGGTAGCTGCTGCCTTAGGTGTTCCGCTTGAAGAGGTAAATGCTGCCGTTGCTCAGATCACCGCAGGGGGTCAAGGGGCAGAGGTCACTTTTACTGCCCTTAAAACTGCTTTTGCTCAAGTTGCTGCGGGCAAGGTTGGTAAGGAATTTGAGGCCCTTGGCGTTGAGATAAGTGCTTCAACGCTTAAAAGCGATGGTCTGGCCGGGACCTTAGAAAAAATCGAAAAATCAGGGGCAGACGCTGGAACTGTAATCAAAGCATTTGGGACAGAAGCTGGACCGTCAATCCTGGCGCTTCTTAAAGACACAGAAAAGTACAACAAGCTGTTAGAGAAACAAAAGAACGCCCAAGGTGCTGCCGCTGCAGCGGCCTTTGAAGCGTCAGACACAATCGACGGGCAACTTAAGAGATTAACGACCGCCTTCCAAAATTTATTTTCTGACCAATCTGAGCTTGGAGTAATCATCAAAGAAACCTTCAAGGTTGCTGCGGTTACTGTCGAAGTTCTTGCTGCTGCATTTAATTTAGCGGTGTCTCCTTTAAGGGGCTTATTCGCTCTTGTTCATGAAACTGGCGCTGCTATTGCATCTGCTTTAGGACTTGATGGTGTTAACGCTGCATTTGAATTAGAAAAAGGTTTTCAAGCAGTGCTTGGCATAATCCAAAGCGTTGGCAGATTTATTATTGGGTTAGGCCGTCGTATCGGTCAATTTGTTGGCGGTATTCTTGCAGACGTTGTTGAAGCAGGAAAGACAGCGGCAACAAAACTCGCGAACATTTTCGGAGGTGTGTTTGGTCGCATACAGCAATTCCTAGTAGATACTTACAACAAATTGCCTGGGCCGCTTAGGGCACTGATAGAAAAAGCTACTAGCGGTGTTGCTCAAGGGGTAAGCCAAATTGCTGGATTCGTCACGGAAACCGTCGATCTAGGTGCAGGGTTTGCCCCTGGCACTGGCAGTAATGCTGATGCTCCAGCTAATAACATACAAACAACGCAAAACCTAACAACACAGACGAAGGAACAAGCAAATGCAGAGAAAAAGAAAACAACAGAGCTAGAAAAGCAAACAGCAACCTTCAGCAAATTCATGCTTGATAAGAAGCGTGAGCTGCTTTTGAATGAGGCAAGAACTCCGGAAGAAAGAGCACAGTTGCAGCTTGCAATGGATAAATTTGACCTAAACAGAAAGTTTTCGCAACTGTCAGAAGAACAGCTTGCTGACGCTAGAAATATGCTCCAGCTGAATTTTGATGCACAAGTTGCCGCAGAAGAGCGAGCTAAAAGCGAAAAAAAAGCCGCAGATGATAAGAAAAAAGCACAAGAGGAAGAAAAGAAACGGGCCGACGAATTGAAACAAATTTATCAAGGTATTGGCGACACTATTGCCGACGGTGTTGTTGATGCCTTGAAAGGTGCTGTTCAGGGGACCACAACACTTGCAGAGGCCGCAACAAACATGCTGAACGACCTTGCTAATCAACTGTTGCAACTCGGACGCAACATGCTGTTCTTCGGCAATATGTCAGGCGCCCTAACCGCAGGTCAAGGTTTGTTTGGCGGATTTCTTGCAAACGGCGGCACTGCGATGGGTGGCAGGTCTTATGTCGTTGGAGAAAGGGGGCCTGAACTGTTTACCCCCGGAAGGACGGGAAGTGTTGCCCCAAACAACGCGATAGGCGGCTCTAACATCGTGGTGAACGTTGACGCCTCAGGCTCTAGCGTGGAAGGTGACGGCCAGCAGGCCCAGCAACTTGGACGGTTGATTGGTGCAGCTGTTCAATCTGAAATCGTCAGGCAGAAAATGCCAGGAGGCTTGCTCGCATAATGGCTACCTTCCCGTCTATCACGCCAACCTACGGCATCCAAAAAAACAGCCAGCCGAATGTACGGCAGGCGCAGTTTGGGTCAGGTTATTCACAGCGTGCCGTGTTTGGGATTAACCAAAATCCAAAGCAATACAGCCTGACGTTTGAGGTGTCTGAAACTGACGCTGATACGATCGAGGCGTTCTTGGATGCACGCGGAGGCGCGGAGAACTTTGACTTCACGCCGCCTGGGGAATCTGCTGCTGGTAAATACATCTGCAGGTCTTGGAACAAGTCGATCCCATATTTGAACCGTGCCACAATCCAAGCAACGTTTGAGCAGGTCTTTGAGCCATGACTGCTGCGCCTAGCAATCAACGGGACGCTCACGAAGATCAGGTCCAGCAAACGCCGCAGAGCATCCAGGAACAGCTGCGTTCACTTGAGCCATCAGCAATTATCGAGCTGTTTCAGCTGCACTTGACCTTGGCTGTCAATGGCGTGAATCAGGTTTATTACTATCACGCTGGAACGAATGACCTTTCAGCGTCTGTTGTTTTTGATCAGGTTGTTTACTCACCCGTGCCGATTGAGGTGACAGGTTTTGAGGTTTCAGCAAAAGGAACCTTGCCACGCCCCAAGATGAAGATTGCAAACGTAGACAACTCAATCTCGTCTTTGCTTCTGTCATACAATCCTTTGCAGGCAGAGGTCAGAAGGATTAGGACCTGCAAAAAGTTTCTTGATG